TACGGGCGAGTCTGGCGAGCTTGGGTGGTTTTATGGCCCTCCCCTGGTCTAGGCCCCCGGCCTTAGCCTGGGGCCTAACGGGAAGCCAGGGCCACGGCCCTGGCTATCAGGGCGGCGCTCGCGATGGGGGAGCGGGCTATCGGGCAGGACTGCCCGATAGCGTGAACTCATGCCAGCACCTGGGCCTCACGGCCCAGGTGTCGGTCAGGCGGCTGCGGCCTTCTCGGCGTCTCGCTTGGCCTTGTACGCTTCGTAGCTAGCGTCCGACTTAGCCTTAGCGTTCTCTGTCAGGGTGACAGTACCGAGTCGCACCTCGGGGTTGCTGCCCAACGAAAAAAGGTAGTCGTTGGTCCCGTAGTCGTAGTGTGAATCGACGTTCTGCAGCGTGGCCAGGAAGCCGACCAGGGCCTGGACGTCCTTGGTGGACATCCCCTCGGGCAGTGCGAAGCGGCAGCTGCTGACATTGATGATTCTCATTTTCTATCCTTTCTATCGTCGCACCGTGCGACACCCATAATGTCGCACGGTTTGCGGTCCGGGTACAGTGAATTGTTTCTATCGGCGCCCCGGCGCCGATAGCAGGGGCTCATGCCAGCACCTAGAACGGGATGTCCTCGTCCCAGTCGCGCGTCTCGAAGCTGCGCTGCTCTGCGCGCTCGAGCTCATCAATCACGGAGTTCAGCAGCACCAGGGCAGCGGTGTAGACCGCCACGCCTTGGAACCCCGCGGCGTTCGCGACATCGCGAACGTAGTCCAGGGCCTCGGGCACGGACTCACGGCTCCCGAACAGGGAGGCGCGATAGTGGCTGATGGGAGTGAGGTGGGCGCTCATTCTGCCGTCTCCCGAATGGTGACAATGTTGAGGTCCACGAACGCGCGGCACCATTGGTCAACCGGGAAATCTTTCGAGAGGGGATAACGCACGCCATCGGCCCAAATGAGAACCTCCGCCTCGGGGTCGCATCCGTAAAGCAACTGGACCAGTTCTTCAACTTTCATCGCTCTATCCTTTCTAAGGTGTCGCACCACGCGACACCCATAATGTGCCACGGCCCGCGGGCCGTGGCCAATGAAACTTTTCTATTAGGTCCCCTCGCTCAATAGTTCCACCGCGCGCAGCTTGAGCGCGGCGCCCGTGCCGAACCACGCACTCTCGAGCCGGGTGTTATTGCTGCGGCCGCGTTCGTGGTCCACCAGCTGGGTGACAGCGTTCAGCATCGCCCAACGCGTGCCGGCCACGCCAGGGATGTTGGCGCCGATGGCGGCGCCGCGGAACAGCTGCAGCACGCGACGATACGCCTTCGTATCCTTGAGCTCGATGCGGCTCGTATGGTAGGGCTCGAGCAGCGCCCGCACGAACTCGTCCGCCTGCGTGTCGTCCATCGACACGGTGGCCAGGGCACGGGACTGCACCAGGAACCGCTCCCACGAATTCGCGACGATACCCAGCTGCAGGCGGACCTTGTCCGCGTCGAATTTCTCCGAGTGCAGCACGCGCACCGAGCCGTTCCCCTGGTCCAGGGCGCGCACGATAGTGTTATTGCATACCACGCGAATGTCCGTGAACTTCGCCACCGTGGCCATGGTCCCGTCATAGGACGTGCCGAACAGCAGATAGGGGCGCACCGCGTCCCCGTCCACAACTTCCGCGGCCTCCGCCACGCGGGCCAGGGCCCACACTCGGCGGCCATCGCTCAGGGCTCCGGCCGTCTCGAGCTCGAAACCGCCCAGCTCTGCCAGCTTGGCAAAGAACCCCATTAGGTCCGCCGGCTGCACCACGTTGTAGCCGTCCGATACCACGGCCAACGGCGCACCGGTATCGGACCGGTGCAGCACCTTTCGATTCGGCCACCGCTGCAGCTCCGTGGCCGCGGGGCTCTCATACAGAACCGGTGACTCGAGCACGGTATACCCGATGCGCGCGGCCGCGGTCCATTCTTCGATGCTGGCGCCCGGCTGCAGCTGGGCGCCGAGCCCGTGCCACGGCGTATTCCCCACGTAGGCCATAGCGGCTGTGCCGGTGGTGGTGTCGATCATGTGAGCCATTTTCTCTATCCTTTCTGTTTACGCCCGGCCACCGCGGCCCGGCATGCTTCGCATTGTGCGCGGCCCGCGGCCCACGGTCCAATTGAATTTTTCAATCCAATTGGCCGGATTGATTAACGGTCCGCGGGCCCCGCGCCACGTTTCAGGGTGGCAGCGCCAGGGCCCGGGGGCCTGGTTTCCGTATGCTGAATCAACCGGGTAGCCCTTATGCAAAATTCCGGCATATCGGCTCGGGAATCATAACCTCGGGGCATATACGTTAATTGTCATCCTGGATCGATCCTGTCGACAATCCACCAGAGCGCGAAAAACACCAACAGCGCCAGCAGGAACATTTAGAAATCCTCCCGGCCGATATCGCCCGCCACATGGTGGCGCAGCATGGAGCCATAGGGCAGGGCTCGAGCAAAATCCCGCAGGGCTCGGGAATCGTCGGCAGCGCCCTTCGTCCGGGTTCCGTGCCACTGGATAGCTGTCGGGCCCCCAGCGGCATAGCATCCGCCCTTACCGGTGCCAACTTTCTTTTTCCCGCTACCGTGCGCCACGAACACGACCACGTAGTCCCGCTCCCCACGAGCGCACAGGGGGCGGCCGTTCCCGCAGCGCTGACAGTTGAAATCCTCGCTCAACTCGGCCGGGCAGCGCAGGAATTGCACGCCCTGGAACACCCGCGGCCACGTGTCCACCGTGTCGGCCGGTGCGGCGTAAACCGCTGGGCGGCCGGATTCCACCGCGAGGACAGCGTCCCGCATGTCATCACAGCTCGAATTGATAACGGTTTTTCCCGGCTTAGGGTGCGGCAGCGCCGCGGCCGGAAAGTGTGAATACGTCCAAGCCAAGCCACCGGGCGGGACCGCGTCGATAACCGCCGCAAGATACTCCGTGTCCACCGTGTGGGCGCCGGTTTCATTTTTAGGGTGCAGCGCGCAGCTTTTCGGACACGTCCCGTAGGTTTCATGTGCACCGCTGCGGTAAGTAACGGCTATGGGTCCGGTTTTGCTGTTGCCGGATACGGCCACTGTCTTGATCATCGCTCTATCCTTTCTGTTGATGACAGCCGCAGCTTAGCCCGCGGCCGGCTCTGTCGTCAAGCGGTTTCGAATAAATCCATGCGCGCCATATCGAACCAGTGCCCATTGTCCGTGAGGGTCCAATAAGCGCCGCTGCTGCGCTGAATAAGCCACCAGCGTGAATCCTCGGCGGACCAAAAGAAAGAAAGCCCGCCCTTGTTCAAACGGTCCAGCATGGCGTCAGCGTGCCGCTCGAGCTCAGCGGCTTCGTCAGGGGAAGCGGGGGCGGGCAGCTCAATCCAAACCTTCATAACTCTATCCTTTCTGTGGTGCTGCGGGATGCAGCGGGTTCAACTATGCCGAATCTTCCGGGTCCGGGCCAATTGGATTTTCTAATCGATAAACCCCGGCCGATAGCAGCTCGACCAGAGCGGGCCAGTCGATTTCACGGTCTGGCCAGCTCATGATAGGCGCCGCCCGTAGGCCGATCTCGGCAAGCTCGAGCGCCTGAGTGCCAGAGTACAAGCTCAACGAAGCCTTTCGATTGACGGAGCCGCCATCGTGCACCAAGACAAAGCAAGGCCGACCAGCTCGAGAGTGCCGGGTCAAAAAGGCAATCTGGTGCGGCCGCAGGGCAACCGCAAGCCCGCGGGTAAGAGCCTTGAGCTCGAGCATCACAAACCGGGAGCCAATCCCGACCAACATGTCAGGCACGCCCAGGTTGACCCGGTTCTCAATCCGTTCGACCGCGCAGCCGTGTTCCTGCAGGGCAATTCGAACCCGGCGGGAAAGCCGGGCCTCAGGGGTTGTTGGCATCGGGAGGAACCTCTTCGAAGACGTCAGGCGGAGGGTCCGCCACTCCAGGGTCAAAAGGTGGGTCAAGCTCTCGGGAGACACTTTCGATCACCTGCCCGGTATCGGCATCAATGAGGGCAGTCGGGGGCGGCCCACCGTACAGCTTCTTGATCTCATCCAGCTTGCGCTGCACCTCTTCCTTGGACATCGAGTCGATGGTCCCATGGCGAATTTCCTTCCGCTCGACGTAGATAGTCCCCAAGGCCTGACCGCGGCGATACTCCGCCTGGACTGCAGCAGCGAACGCACCAGCCTCGAGCGCCTTGTCGCGGATGGTCTGCAGGTCCTTCATGTGCCGCTCGTACGAAGTGTTGTACTTCGACGCCAGCTCAGCCCGGTAGGACTGGATCGCGGACACGACCTCGGGATACTCATCAGGATTGGTCAGCTTCCAAGCCATCACCGAGGCGGACTTCGGGTTGTACCCAGCCCGGATGGCGGCCTCCTTCAGCGTCACCCGGCCGTCCCCTGCTACGTACTCCTGAACGAACTTCCATTGCTTGGGGTTCAGGGACTTGTACTGCTTCAGGGGCTTGACCTGACCGGATAGCCGCTTGGCCGCCTTGTTTGGGATGACCGGCGGCACATTCCAAACGTCCTTCTTGGTCACTTGATCCTCCAAAGACGGAAGCCGTCCTTGTCCTTGAGCGGGTTGGTCCGGCGCAGCGTGAAGACCCAGGGGGGATCCTGCATCTTCG